CTTCTCTAGTTCTTCTTTGTTCTTCGATTGCTTCCTCATCTTCTTCCTCTTCCTCATCAACGGGTTTCTTATCCTTAACACCCTTGTTGTTAACCATCGGATACTCCAATCCCTTCCTGACAACTGGATTGTCCGAGGTGCTTTCACTAGCCATGTATCCATTGCTATCCAAAAGCCTGTGAAGATAGTCCTTCGCTCTGAATATGAGAAGAGTGGCATCCCCCTCTGTCCTTATGTCGATATGCTCTATTATCTCCTTGTAGTCCCTAGGGGGTGCTAGGTTCTTATTGCCCATCATGGCTCTTGCCAACGACGTTCCCAACAGGTCATCAGGCTCATCTGTCATCTGACCTAGAGGCAATTGCAATTCCCTGCGAACTTGGCCTTCGCTTCCTAGTTGACCTATAGTCAGATTCAACTTACTCAATTGCTCAACGTTTTCATCGTCCTCATCTAGATACTGTTTGTCAGAAGCCATTTGTATGAGTTCAGGTAATTTCATACCCTCTAGGTCATCTATGAATTTCCTCAAAGCCTTCCGATAGTCCTTGGCAAGAAACTCCGCTCTGTCCTCTTCCTTCAAACTCTTCTGTGTGAGATATAGTATCTGAGAGTGTTTCCTGATTGCAGTTTTCATTTTTGTTTCTCTATTTCTGCCTTTCTGTACATCTCTGAATATCTGAAATGCAACCATCCTCAATGCTTCTGACTTGTCTAGATTCTCCTTGGCACTAGCATTGTAGTTGAATATTCCATAGTTGTTACCCTCTCCTAGATTGAGATTGACGGAGGTTTCTCTCTTAATCAATACCATCTATTTCACCTAAGCAAGCCACTTTGCCCAAGCAATACCTTTGCTCATTGCAGAGGCTAAACCTAGACCGCTTGTAGGTGGGGTGTATGACATCTGACCAGTGTTGGGGTCAATCCAATACGGATTGTTCATGTTATCATAACCAGCAGGGGGAACCGGATATCCCGATTGGTTGTTGAATGCCATCTGCTGTTGCATCATCGCATTGTTCATTCCGACTGCGGCACTGTTGCCCTGTATCATTGATGGGTCTACACCACCCGGATTTGTGGCCCCCATACCACCCATTGACATTTGTTGCTCTTGAGGCATAGTAAAGCCTTGAGATTCTAGGTATTGTGTCTTAGCCATTCTTCTCTGCATGATGACTTCTGAGTTTATTGCAGACGCGAGTAGCGTTTGCAAATCTAACTCGATATTTGCTTGGGTTATTCCATTTAGATTAGCAACTGCATCGTTGCTTAGAGACAGGTTGCCATTGCTTGCAGAAACGAATTCTAAATTGGTCAGTATCTCGCTAACCGTCTTCTGCACTACATCTCCAACTAACTGTGATAATGCGGCTAGGAATGCCTCACCGTGATATTGGAAGAAGTCCTCTACATGGTTCTCTTGTAGTGTCAACAAGTTGTTCATTGTCTTGAACTGAGCCTGTTGATTACTTTGCATCGTATTCATCAAAGAAGAATTGCTTGTTCCAAATAGTCCCATTATTGCTCATCCCCCTCTTCTACGGTGACAACCTTAGCCCCTTCAGTCAATAATGTTTTCACCCTCTTATTGATTGCGTCACTTTCAATCACTAATCTGAACAACTCCTCTTCTCTAGTTTCAACTTGTGATTGTGGGGGTTTGATTGTCCAACCACTACCTGAGAGAGAAGCGATGTCACTTTCTTTCAGTGTGGTCAATGGGCCAGTAACCATGTTTAATGGATTCAAGGATGACACTGATGGTGCTTTGGGAACATACGCGCTGAAAGAAAGACCATGTTCCTCTGCTAGTATCTGTTGTTCTAGCATCTCATACTGCCTGTGTATTGCCGCATGTTTCTCACAGTATGTTCCCCTCATCGGGTATCCCTTGCGAACCTTGTGCAATGGGAGTGGTGGTCTTAGATTGTCACCTGCTTCCCAAACCTTGTGAGTTCCACATACTACGCATCTGTCTTTGATGTTGTATGCAAACTTGTATGGTACTTTCAGGAATGTCTTAGTTTCTGGTTTCAGAATCTTGGTTATTTCTTTGAGTTGCTTCTTCGGTTTGGTGTTCTTGTACTCATAGGTCATTATAGAACCCGGCGACCTAGCCGCTTCGTATCTATCCATAAAGGCAGTATTCGTTACAGATGGTGTGGTTGCTCCAATCAAACTAGGTGGCTGAAATGACATTGACATTATAACACCGAATTAGTAGTCCTTTATCATAGTTAGGACTCCTCTGTATACCATCTCAGAGTCCGATTTCGCACTTACTATGTATTTGTAGCAAGGAATGCCCTTGTCGTTCAATCGCTGAATGCCATCTCTAAATGCTGAGAAGATAGGATGTTGTTCTATTGGTCCGTCATGTTTGTACTTGTCTTTCCACAAATCGTACTTGTTAGCCCATATCCCTACTGCGATAGGATAGTCTGCTTCTCGCTTCTTTTTCCTTTTACCATTTACATCCCACTCAGTCGCACAAATTGTATCTACTAGGAAAGTCCAACACAATTGTTGCTCTATATCGAAGTGCTTGTCCATATGCCTGTCGTCAATCATAAAGATGATGTATTTTACTTTGCGACTTCTCATATCGCGAATCCAATCATTCCAATATGTCGTCTGTCCACCAATATCAGCAGTCTTCACTGTATGTGCATCACCATCTAGTTTGACGTATTTTCTAGTAGCACGTTGTAGTCCTACTGTTCTAGTTTTGATGTCTGGTACATCTCCTCTAGTTCTCAATTGGTGATTGAGGGTAGTCTTACCCGCTCTGGTCGCTCCATATATTCCGAAGTTTATGGAATGGACTCTCTGATATATCTTGTTTAGTCCCTCGACAATGAGTATGGCGAATCCCGCCATCACTGACAAGGTATCACCACAGATGATTCCAGAAGTCTACTGCTCCGTTCCAAGCGATAGACAGGGTATTCACACCTGCAATAGCCATCGCTTGTCCTATGACAAAACTAAAGGCGCAAGCAACTGCACCCCAAAACCAAAACCTAGCCCTTAGAAACCAGATATCAGCAGAGTGCGCTCTTTGTAAGTCATATGCGAGTGTTGACTCATCCATTCCAAATAGGATTTCGCTGACCACTCACATCACTCCCTCACTGGTTCTCTATGGTTAGGAAAGAGGGACTGACTCCTTGCTCCTCTGCCTTGATGGTTGGTAGGTTCTGGTCACCATACAATGCAGGTGTTACCGCATAGTTAGTGTTGAACTGCTTGAGCGATTCCTTTACTCTGCGCTTGTTCTCCTCCTCTCTCTGCTTCCTACCCCAATATCCGTCTATTGCCCTTCTTAGTAGGAAGTCCTCGATGTAGTCACTGATGAAGACATCGAATAACACCTTCACCATCAGTATAGCACCGATGGTGCTAATTCCAAACAATACTGCATGTGCCTCTGCTCCATATGGGAAGGATATCCCATATTCAGCATATGCTAGTACGTTCACTCCGCTTACTGCTCCAACGAACAGTATCGCCATTATCATTCTTGTATCATTTTCTAAACTTGGCATAATATCACACAAAGGTTACCGTTACAGCGCAAGACCCACTACCTGTTATTTGAACATATAGTCCCTTAGCCGCTACTACCCCATGCATGTCATACTCTTGATTGAATACATTAGTACCGCTATTGTCTGAGCGAGTGTTTATTCTGACAATTTCCACATCTCCTGAAGTGCTAGTATCACTACTATCGAACACCTTGATGATATTCGCGGCATTTGCATTTGATGTTACATGGATACTAACTAACTTAGTTCGTTGTGGAGAGACTAAGGTACTAGAGGAGATGACCCCACTTGATAGACATCCTGAAACTGACATAATCATTCACTCTCCACTAGTGCTTTGATTAGGTCTGCTTTTTTACCCTTCGCAGATATTCCTCTTTCATCCAATAATCCTTGAAGTTTCTTCACCGTTAGTTTATCTAAATCAGGAGGCAATGGCCCGACTTCTTTTTCTGTTTCTTCTTTCTTCTCTGCAATCTTGGGTTTCTTACTAGCGAACATAGATTTCCTAATGGAGAGTTTGTCCTTCAACTCATCATCAGTGCGAGTGTTTGTCACCATCTTGAGAGTACCTAACTTATGTTCTCCTAACAGTGAGAAGTCCTTACGGTCCTCATCAGTGAACTTGTAGTCCAAACTGTACATGATGCTTACTGCATAAACCAGTGGTACGTCAACATCTTCCTCATGTGTTATTTCGTATGTCTTACCACCTAGTACTCTTACTAGAGGGCCGTCTAGTTTTCTTTCTTTCAACCTAAGTTTAACCATATTTACACCCATTAATTGGGGGTAGCAACCCCCTTCCTGTTGCTCTAGGAAGAGGGCCGCTACTTTATGTTTTACTCAAAGAAGCCCGTATACTCGGACTCTTACCATGTTGACTGTTGTAGCACTACCTGCGGTAGCCGAACCACTTGACGCAACTGTTGCGTGAAGTTTGAACGATGTTCCAGATTCGTAGGCTCCTGTTGTGCTAACTTCTACGTGTACGTTGTCAACAATGACATTTGTGCCTGACTCCTCTCTACCAGTAATCAATACCTGATGTATGCTAGATAGGCCCAAAGATGCCGCCGTGACCACTTCTCCGCCAGTTGTGTATGAAGTGACGTTGCATAGTGCGTCCACATAGTACTCATCACCGTGAACCTTGGGGCCAGCGAAGCCCTTATGGTCTTCGATTAAAGTAACTGTAACTGCCACTTAATCACCTCACGCACTCTTTAGGTTGGTAATCTTACCCTGTCCCTTGAAGAAGGAGCAAGCAGTCTCGCCCATTGTTCTGTACAGCCCTTGGTTACCCAACTTGCCAACACCGAATGGGTTGCCGTTGGAGATACCATCCTCAAAGTATTGAGTAGGCTTCATCACTGATAGCCACAGATGGTCAGTGTCTAGCAGTAGGATGTCAGTCAGCCTGTTGCTTGTTGACAGACCAGTTGATGGCATGTCCTTTGCTGGGATGATGGGTATGTCGTAGTAGGTTGCGACCCTAAAGCCGACCTCTGCACCCTTTGGACCCCTAACGCCGTTGTGGGTTGGGACAATCTCCTTCCTGTCCATGAACCTCTCTTGGCTCTGTAGTAGGTCAGATATGTGCTGGATGGTATCGTATCCAGTTATCATTACCTTGGGGCTTCCACCGTTCTGCCTGATTCTCCTAATCATGTCGTTCAGTATGGAGAGAGTCAGAACTCTTGCGGTTCCATCTGCATATCCAGTACCGAAGTCAACCTCTGCATCTAGGAAAGAGGCGGTTGCGGTTGCAGTCTCGCTTCCGTGCGAGCCTCCGATTGCTACTGGCCTTACATCTCCGAAGATTCTAGTTAGTTCGGGAGATACTGCTGGCGTACCAGAGTCATCTGCTCCTAGTTCGGTAACGTTGTCTAGGTACATTTGTCCAATCTCCTCTGCTGATGCGACTATCTTGAACAGAGAAGTGTAGTTCCTGTCAGTGTTAGTTGCGCCCTGTAGGTCACTCATCTTCTCAAGGGGCATCAGTAGCATAACGTTCTGCGACTCTGCGTGATGCTTACCCATGTCCTCACGGACAATAGCCCTGATGTCACCAACACCGTCGTCAATAGCGGCTAGTTCCATACCAAGTTCCGAGAACTCAAACTTGTGAGCAACGGTCTTTGGGCTGATGTAGAGTTTAGCATACTCAGGTGCTAGTGCAGAGATGTTGCTAAGAGCCTCGTTCTCAGGCACTCCACCAATAAGGTCAGCCTTTGGTGCGGCGGAGCCAACTGCTCCTGTACCAATTCCGAACGAACTTCCAGAGCCACCTTGAGGTCGGCTCTTTAGCACTCTCCACCCGCTAGAGGTGTATGGCCTCTTAGCCATAATCGATAGCGCGTTTACCTCTTGGTTTAGCATCGACCAAACTTTCTGTCCATAGAGAACGTTGTATAGGTCGCCCAAGTTAGAGGCCGCACTGCCGCTAAACGGGTTTCCGGAAGCGTCGTCGTGAGGAGTTCCAAATCCTCCGACAATTCCGGCACTCTTCAATAGAGCGGAACTTCCACGTAGTCCGTAGGTTGCCGCTTCTAGGTCTTTCATCGTCTTAATATATCCTGTCATCTTTCATCAACTCCTAGTTGCCCCTCGTTAGGTTATGGATATCATCCCATGACATCTCTCCGGCTTCCTCAACAGTTGTTGGGAACCCTTCAGGGATACCAAAGGCGACTTCCTGTGCCTTACGAATATCATCGTTCTTCTCGGTAAGAGACTTGCGTAGTTCTGCGAACTCAGCCTTTAGTCCAGCAACGTCGTTGCGAGCATCATACTCTGCCCTCTCTGCTACGGACTTCTTGACTTCAAGTTCCTCTGCGAACCTAGTAGCAAAGGTCTTGCTTAGGTTATCATACGCCAACTTCTCTAGTTGCTCGGCCTTGAATGCCTCGTATGCCTTCTCGACATTCTCAGCAGACAAATTGAGGGTAGTGAAATCACTGTCCTCTAGTCCCTTGCTAACAGAGAGAGCCTTTGGCGCGGCTTTTGGTGTCCCACCAGAAACAACTTCCTCTCCGGCCTCGTTTCCTTCAGCCTCGGTAGGTGCGTCATCTCCGCCGGGAAGACCCTTCTTCTCGCCGTCCATGTCCTCTTCGTCATCTTCCATTTCCTTCATTTCCATGTCTTCCATGTCATCTTCTCCTCTGGACATCTTATCCTCTTCCATTTTGTCCTCTTCTTTCATGGTGTACATATCTTCTTCTTCATCTTCTTCCTTGCTGATTTGTCCAACCTGCTTCATCAAGTCGTTCAATTCCTCAAGTGCTTTTTCCAATTTTTCACTCATTTGTTTTTCACCTCCAACATCTTGTTTTAAAATGTCGAATTTCGCTTCTGGATTGATTCCCTTTTCACAGATTGTGACTTCATGTAGTTCCAAACGGTCTATCTCGTTGTACTCCCCATGTTCGTCAGATGTTCTCTGCTTCTTGGAAATTGCCTGTCCTCCTATACTAAATGACCTAAGTGTTCCTTTTCGGATGCCTCTTGAAATTTCTTTTGCCTTTTCTATGTCATCTCTCATTTTGATTACGACATAGAACCCAACGTCATCTACCATAGTCTTGTGTAGATTTCCGTTTTTGTCTCGATATTTCTCGATTACCTCCCCGACTTGAACATTTGAATGATTTGACATCACGTTTCTGTACTTCTTCTCTCCCATGTATTGTTTAACTGCTTCATCTAATGCACTAAGGGTAATCATGTCGTTTTGCTTATCGACCATTTCTATTGATGCATATCCTCCTATGACCAGTTCATCTGCTTTTAGAATCGTAAATTCATTGTTATTTTCTGCCTTTAGTAGCATGTCTCCTGAAACTAACACTCCTAAAAGTGTAAAGTCTTACTATTTAAGATAACATGCAAAATTACTCTGGAAGTTCTAATTTTGCATATTTGTCTTCTGTGATATCCCACAGATTCTCATCCGAATCTAGGTCTAACATTTCTTGCTTCTTACCAGTCCAGACCACCCAAGTTTGCTTCTCATCTAGAGGAACGACTCTAACATGGAATCTAGTATCAAACTTGTCTCCTGTAATCTTGTATTCGTGATAGCCTTCACGTTGAACTCCTAATTCGACATCACCAGAATCTATCTCCTTTCTATGTGGGCCTAAGTCCTTACCGACAATAGCAGGGAACTTCTGTGACTTACCGAACAAATCGTATACGTCGTCTAGTTCTGTAATATCAATCATCCAGAAGTTCCTAGATTCATCTAGTTTCAATATGAAATCCAGATTACCATCTTCTCTCAACATGATGCTGAACTTACCAGAGTCAACCTTGGAAACCTCTGGTTCCTCAACGTCCTTCTCTAATACGTCATCTAGTGCTGTGAACTTGTTAGGGTGATGGTATCTCAGACTCTCCTGTTCCTTCATCCAGCCCATGAGAGTTTCATCAGAGGAGTTGAAGACATCCTCAAATATCTCTGGATACTCTTTCTTGACGAACTCTACTATCTTGCCAAACGGTGTCTTGTCGTTATCGTATGTCTCTATTATTTCATTACGGATGGCAATTCTCAACTCAGACCTTCTGGATTTTACCAGAGTCTCCATCTCCTTCTTCCAGACATCTATGTTGTAAAGGGCATTCTTAGCCATCAGGGAATCCCCATCAAACCCATAGATTGTGAAGCCGTCAAACTCACTCTTGGCAATTACCTCTGCCTCACCGTGTATTCCATCTGTGATGAAGAACCCTTTCTTCACTGCCTTCTTGCCATTCTTAGACTGAGTTACACCACTAACTAATTTGAATGGGTTCAGGCTACTAATTGCCTCACTCGCATCAGAAGTCAAAGATTTCCTAGTCTTGGTTGCAAGTTGCTCCAATGTCTCTACCTTATCAGATGAATCAACCTCTGGTATTTCTATCAGTTTAGCAGAATACAGGGTGAAGCCCTCTTTGTTCTTCTTTACCTCATCGACCTTGACTCTGACTATGCTACCGACATCCACGTTCTCCTTAGTGTTCAGTGCCTTGCCAACTGGAAGGTACTCTTTGTCATCATACTCAGTGGTCTTGTAGGTTCTCGCCACCTCAGCAGTGACAGGACCAACACCTAGGGTGTATGACTTCATACCGCTCTTGGTTGATTTCTTATCTAGGACTATAACATCCAAGTCAACGAACTTCTTCCATTTAATCCACTTAGGATTCTTTTTGTTTCCTATGTAGTAGGTAGACTCTAGGTCTTTTATCAGGACACCTTCGGAGGCAGGTAGTTCCATTATGTCCTTGGCATACTCACCAACTTCCTTGATGGAATCAGCCATTCTCGTATCCTTCTTGGATGGGAATGCAAGTACCTCAGAAGAGTGTTGGCTAAACTGATAGAGAAGAGTATTGATTCTCTCTCTTAGAGGTTCACTATGTAGTTCGGTTCCCTCATGGTGCATGATGTCAAACACATGCGCTCTGAGTTGTCCTCCCTTTTTCTTCTTGAATACATGGGTTATCGTATCTGCTCTGTGCAATGGTTCGTCACCATCGAACAGGACCAGTTCAGCATCTAGTATGCAATCTCCAAACTGCTTCTCCTTGAGTTTCTTTATCTGCTCCTTGCATGCATCTGAGATATCCTTCTTGTTGTATGAGTATACCTTGATGCTCTCTCCCTTCTTGTGGAGTTGGATTCTCATTCCGTCATACTTCTCCTGCACTAGAAAGTCACCGGAAAGACCCTTGATGCTTTCCATGTCCTCTAACTCAAAGATGCGATACATCGGCTTGTTAGGAACTATGAAGTCAATCTCAGCCTTCTCTTCATCGCTCTTCTCTTCTTTTTTTATATCGACTTCCAGTAGATTGTCCCATCTAGGCTTCTCGTATTCTCTGAGGAACATGTCCTTCAAGGTCTTCAATCCGTTCTTGACCTTGGATTCTATTCTCTTATTGTCCTCATCCTCCTTGCCATAATGTTCTATGATGTAGAGTCCCAAATCGTTCTCATCCAAGTCTAGGCCCATGAAACCATCAGTTATCTCATCGGAATCTAGGTTCTTCGTATCCCATGCCTTGTCAGGCAATGCTTTGGAATGTGAACGTAGTGCGTAATGCAAGAATGCAATCAGAACAGACTCGTTCTCTAACATCGTAGGTATTACATCATCCTCTCCGAACTTCTTGGAGAATGGGTCAGTCACCTTATCTGACCTGAATCTCATGTCCTTGATGGCTTCAAACAGTTTCTTTGCCTCAACTGATTCTGGTTTCTTGGCTCCCTTGTCGAAGACTATCTTCTCATCGACGTAATCCTTCAACTCAGAAGAGAAGTCACTAAGGGAATCATACTGTTCTTTGACGTATTCCACACTCTCCGCCCAATCATCAGAATACTCCGATGGATTGTTCCTAGCAGACAGGTATGCATATCGAACTTTCTCAAAGAAATCCAAGACCTCTTTCGTTAGGTCTTCTGTCTCCTTCTCAAATTCAAGTCCGGATATGGGCATTCAACAACATGCCCCCTTAGTTAGTACCGCCAGCAAGTCCGTATCCTGAGTTAATATCATCAGTTGATACTGGATTATCGACCTTCTCTTCTTTGGGGTTCTTGTTGGGCCTCTTCACCTTGACCTCTTCGCCCATCACAGGGTCTTTGTTCTCAAGGATGCCTAACTTGTTTGCTTCCTGAATTACTTTCTTGGCCTTGTCTATCGTTGCGTGGACAAGCATCTCTTCCTTGTTTATTTTCTCCGGCATCTTACTCACCTATCATCCGGCCCATCATATCCACTCATATCAGGCGGAGGAACATCTCTTACGTGGTCTTCTAAACGAGCAATTAGGTCATCAACTGCTCTATCAGGGTCAGAGTAAGCATCCATTCCGGCTTTGACCCCAACGGCTCTAAGTGCCGCATCAATCTGTTTTTCTGTTAATCTGCGCCGACTAAGACGCTCCTGCTCAAACATACCCATTTCCTCTTCTTTCAGTATGCTTTCCCATGTCATCTAATCACTCCATTGTCTCGACTATCTTGTGTATGTCTTCCCAATCCATCTTTGCTATGACATCGCCGCTTGGCATATCATCGTTGCTACCCATAGATGGAGTCGGGGAGTCTGCGACAACGAAGCCTGACTTCATCAGTAGGTTGTCCTTGTTGTACACTGCTTGTTCTAGATTCTTCACCTTGTCTACTAGTTCTTTCAGTAGAACTAACATTTCATTTTGTTCTTCGCTCATTTTATCATCTCATTGTAGTAGTACGCTTACCTTTCCTAGTGCATCACTGAGTTGTTTCATTTCATTAGTGCCATATTCCTCAATAAACGGTCCACTTTCCATCATCTCTTGTAATTCCTCTAGTTCACGAATGACATTGGCAATATCTTGCTTCAAGAAGCCCTTAGCCCTGCTATACTCGGCGATTCTGTCAGAGTTTTCTCTGTCCATATCTGCGGCTGTGCCGTCCATGTCACCTGCAAAATCATCAAATTTCAATACTTCTTCCCAACTCATCTTATTCACCTTATGCTTGACTTGCGGCTGGGCCTGTCCTCTCAGGCGGTCTTCGGGATGTTTTGTCTGCTATATCTTGCGTTACTTGTCCCTTACCATTGCATACTGGACATGTCTTTCTCTCTGGTTCTCCACCGGGCATTGCTGAATACATGATGGATTTTACTTCTCCCAATCCATTGCAATTGGGACAATTAACCATTCTATTACCATCAATTCTGCTATCTCGCCCCCTCACCCTATACTTCAATACATCTTTCCATGTCATCTTACTTATCCCCCTTCTTCTTCGGATATATCTGTTCTCTAATCTGCAAGTAAAGTGTCTCGTAGTCCTTCCTTAGTTCTGCGGCAGAAGCCATGATGTCTAAATTCTTTTCCTCAAACTTAGTGACTTTCTTCTGTAGTGACTTATTTGACTTCACGAAATCAACACCACTCAGTTCGTCTATCAGGTCAGATAGTTTGGTCATGTCCTTGCCAAACATCTCAGTTGGCTGTGAGGCTTGCAGGAGTTTCTTGATTTTCTTCTTCTGCTTGTCGCCCATCTTATCTAGAACAGAATCGGCTTTGAGAATAGATTGCCAACTCATACTTGTCCCACCCTCATCTCGCTAATTAGCCTTCTCTCATTTCTCTCAATTGCTCTACAAGTTTCTTTTTCTCTGACTGTAGTTGTTGAGTCGCCATATCCTCTATTTGTGCAAGACTCATTTTGGGATTCTTCTCTCTCAATTGCGCTACGAGTTTCTTTTTTTCTTGGGCTATGGTTCTAGCAGATTGCTCAGTGTCTTTCTTACGCCTTCTTAATCTAGGTTTATCTTTGGCTTCATCACGTGCTTCTATGTAATCATCAGGATTTTCAACCATTTCCCTTAGTTTATTCATAGCATCATTGTATTCAACTATGATTGCCTCAGTATCATCTGCTTCTAACACCTCATATTCTTGTTCTACCATTCTTTGACTTTCATCTATGGCATCGTCCAAGTCGAAGTCAACCTTAGTAGCATGTGAAAGTAAGGCTTGCTTCAATGAGCCTCTGAATGGAGATTTGCCTTTCTGCTCTCCAGTAGGGACGGACTCAATCTCATCTACTGCCTCTTCAAAATTCTCTGCTATTCTCTGAGAATCCCTAGCATATTTTTTTGCCAGTCCTTTCACTTTTCTATCTTGTTGGCTTTGTGCTGTCGTTGTCATAGCACGTGGCATTTGTAAATCCATGCTGAAATTAGTGTTGAGTGTTTTCAATTGTTCTGTTATCTTCTTCATTTCTGCATACTTTTTACGACCCATCTGGTCTTTGCTACTTACTTGAAAGTAGGCAACCACATTAGCAACGCCTTGTAGTTGTTCTTCGATTAATTCTCTTGCTCCTTTGACTTTCTTACGACCATCAAGGAGTTTTACGTTGTCCTCAATCTCATCCTCTAAGAAAACCAAAGTTTTCCTAAGTGTGTCATAACGAGGCTTGTTCTTAACTAGAATCTCAATTGTAGTTGATTTTAACCTACTTCTGACTTTCTCTGTTGGTTTAAGGGGCTTACCTGATACCGCCTGTGCGAACCTGCCCTTTCTCCTAGCGACATCTATCTCCTTGACCTCTCTTGGTGGTTTCATCCTGTCCTCGCCAGCCGACTCCATCAACTCCTTCATCATCTCAGTGGCTTCCATGCCATCTGCATCGGCTCTTACCACTGGATTATCCCATGAGGTTCCGTTCCACTCACTGTCCTTGGTGATGAACAACTCACTCAGGTCTATGGCATCCTTCGCAATTTTACCCTTGTAGAGTAGTTTCTTGAGTAAATCTCTTATTTTTGGAGATATCCTCTCGTATGCCGCAACAGCCTCCCTCTGTAATTTTCTTTCTCTACCTGCCACGACTTTCCCTGACTCTGGTGCTGATTCATATCTAGCCTGAGCATTCAATGCTCTCTTGACCGTTTCAATATTCTCTTGTCGAGTTTTTGACTTATCTGAGAACTCTATGATAATGTCCCTGCCGCTTTGTTTTATGGCTACACCCTTTACTCCAAACTCCTTGCTTAGATATTTTCTGATTTCAGTCTCAGCACCATCTTTGCTACCGAAATTTTTTGGAAATGGTTTGAGTCCTCTATCCCTCAAGTGCTTTACTCTTTTGGGGTCGAATATTGCTCTTATCAAATCATTGTACTCCTCAACTTCATTCTCCAACTTGACCTCAGATTGATTCTTGCTTCTAGCATCTAGGAACTCTCTTCTTAGATTGCTGTCCTTAATCCAGCGACCTATGACAGTAAAGGCTCCTTCAAATTCTCTTGCTTGGCCTTCTTTGAGAGGGCCGAATGTTCCCCTGTCTTCTCCGCCAGTAGGTAGTGTTGTACCAGACAAACCTAGGTAAACCGCTTTCTCCACTCTCTTTCTTTTCGCATCTACCTTATCTTGAGGAGGGGCCAGTTTCTCTTGCCTAATCTCCTCAAGCAGTTTCATCATCGATTCGTCCTTCGCAAGCATCTCTGCGAGTTTTTTGGATTGGTATTGTGATTTTACCTTCTTGGCATCGTATGCCTTAACATCCTTTAGTATCTCACTCATTTTCTCCTCAAAGTCTTGAAAGACAACTGTGCTATACAGTGCATCTGTTTCATTCGGATTTTTAACAAGGTCTTCTATTGACTCTGGATAATACTCACCAAAGGATTTGACATAACCCTTCCAAGCAAATTTATCCTTCTCATACTCTTCCTTGAGTGCTTGGTGTTGCTTCTTTCTCGTTTCAAAGTCCTCGGCAGACTCTCCCTTTTCCTTCTTAGGGGCTTTTAGGGCTTCTTTGGAATACTTGCTCTTGTATTCTACATCACTAATTGATTTCTTAAAAGGAAAAAACTTTCTTCTTCTAGACTCATATGTGTAATCACTTGGTTCCTCGTCATCTTCATCATATTCTACAAGATAATCGTAGTCTGCCGTCTTGACATCTGGAAACTTCTTGTCTGCCCCTTTGGTCTTCTCTACCCATAATTTATTCAATTGTTTTTTATTGATTACATCATTGAAATCAATGGTGATGTCACCTATGCTCAAATCAGCAACATCAAACTCATCATCGAACAAGTCGTCCTTTTTTTCAGTTAGTTTACTGATGCCCGGATATCCTTTGTCAAGTTCTTCTTTTATTGTATCTTTTATTTTGTCATACTGCTTCTGGTATTTTGGTGGAATTCTTTCTCTACCAGATATTATGTCATCCATGAATGGAGCAGTCTTTCCAGCGATGTAATCCCTAGTCCATGCTTCCATTCTTTTTTCGACTTCTTCATCAAACTTCTTTTTCTGTGAACCCTTCAACTGTTGAATTTTTTTCTGAATACTCTTGTTGCGCTTTTCTTGCTTTTTCTTCTGTTCTTCAACAGTCGCTTTCAGAAGTAGCATCTCACTCACCTAGAATGGGATGTTCTCTTTTCTGTTCTTGGACTTCTTGGGAAGTATGATTACATCGGGGATATCAGCAGAGGATGGTATCTTCTTCTCCACTGTGGTATCCTTGTCAATGCCACCAACTGAATAGTCTCTGTTCTTCTCTACCCTGTTTGTCTGTTCTCTTCTCTCTTCTATCCTAGCGGCCTTTAACTCTCTTTCCAATTGTCTTACGCTTTTATCACTCATCTTTTTTCCTCCTTAGTTCTTTAAAATCCTCTGCATCGATGTCTCCATCGTCATCTACATCGAGTTCCTTTTGCTTTCCTTTCAACTTCAATATTTTTTGCCATTCCATATTCCTTCCTCCACGAATAATCTAATTCTCTCATCTGTCTCCGCATTCAATTTGTCAATTTCTTCTTTCCATTTTCTTGCCGCTTCAAGCAGTCTGCTCAACCGACCCGCCTCTCTGTCCGCCTATCGACATTGCGATTACCTGCCTCCTTCGGTAAACCTGTGAATCTCTTATCTGGACCCTCGCTCATGCTAGGTTTGTTCCTTCCTTTTACAGTAGCAGGTTTTCCTGCTTCCTGAGCAGTTGGTCTTGTTCCGGCCTCCATCATTTGACCTAATTGTGATTGGTCTATATCCGTACCTGCGTATGGGTCCAACTCAAACTCATCTTCTGCTCCTTCTTGTGCATTAGGGTCTTCCTTCGGTTCTGGTTTGTAGTAGGTGAATCTGCCTTCGTCATCCATGTCAACCTCAAATCCTAGATTCTTGATGGCCCCTGCGACGTTGACCTCTATCTCTCTCTTTCTCAGTTTAGCAATCTCATCCTCTTCCTCTGATGGTGGTAACTTTAGATTCCAATCAGTGATGCCGAACTCTAGAGTCATAAACGGGAAGACATAATTGTTCCAAATCGTCTGTGCCATCTCGACTGCTCTGTTGGTTACTAGTATCTGCATGCCCTCGTTGTTCAACCCACCACTGGCAGAGTTGTCTGCCATGAATATCTTACTGACTCCGTAGAATGCGGCAATCCTATCTCGCAAGTCCTCCTTGACAGCAATGTAATCCATCTCTTTCAGAGTGTTCATAAAATTAATCCACTCGACAGAACCTTTGCCATTCTCTGCTTCTATTCCCATCACTGGTATGAAATGAGGGTCTTGCTCAATCTTCTCTTTGACCCCTCGCCAAAACGACTTCATCGAATCGATATTTCTAGTTTGTACTGCTAGTAATCCCCTCGGCATTCTAGCCTTGGTATATGATGAGTTGACGTAGTTCTCCATTGCCATCAGTGTAGTGACATTGTTCCATAGTGTGATTATCGGTGAAGTACCATACAACCTAGAAGGGGAGTACTTGCTGAAATGCAGAACCTCACCTTCGATGAAATACTGCTCTTCTCCCTTGACCCTGTTGACATAGTGTACGGGGAACATGGCACTTCCACATACCTCACAACACTCATGCTTGTCTTGCGTAACCTGATTCCTATGTCTTAGACAGGTGAATCCCTTGACTCCCCTCTGTCCGACATCATCTGTGTACAGGTGAAAAGTTACAGGGTCACCTCTGTATATCTCCTTGATTCTGTGCATCTTGATTGTATTGTTGTTATCCAAATAGTATTCCTTGACCATTACTAGATATGCGTCATCTATGATGTTAAGGTCATCTTCCATCTCTTTGAGTACGTCGATGAATAGTTGCTCTGATTTGTTCACGTGTTGCTCTAGGAACTTCTGTGCGTATTTCAGTTGGTTCTTGTCTGGTTTCCTCAAATCAGTAGAGCCACAATCCGCACATTCCTTCACTGGACTCTGATGCCTGTTGCCACACTCATTGCACTGAGATACGAATGCCTCCTCCCAAATGTAGCCCCTTCGGAATATCTCCTGCTTGAGTTGAGTAGTGCATGTCCTGACAATAGTAGATTGCTTCGCTAGATTGTATATGATGGGAGTAGTGAGGAAGTAGGAGGTATCTTTCTCCTGAATCCCCGGATTGAATACTTGTCTATCTTCCGGTTTGGGGGTAGTGTCTCTAAATAATCTCGCTATCGAAAATCTTCTTTTTTCTGCCATCAGCAATTCCACCTGCGTCTTGCCGCTTTAGCCTTCTCGCTATAAGTACCATCATCTCGCTTGAACCCCCTTGACCTCGCACAAAATGACTTTCTTCTCTTAGCGGCCTTGCTTCCGGGCTTTAATTTACTAGGCTTAGTAGTAACTGGTTTTTTTAGATTCGCACCAGTCTCACGCTTGAATTTGGCTCGGCCCTTGGCACTCAACCCTCCTGTTCTCGCATGGATTTTTTTGTTGTATCCCTTGAAAGGTTTCTTCTTTTTCTTGAGAACGTCGAACCAATCCATAATATCACTTCTGAGAGAACTTCTTTCCTGTTGGGACATGTTGCTTGCCTTTCTTACGACCCTTTCTTTTCTTTCTGTCTTGATAGTCTAATGTCTTCTTTGGGGTTCTTTTGTATGTGGCCTTTGGCATATATCTTCCTTTCGTTCTGGAAGGTGCTGTCTTTCCTTTCTCCTTTGCACGATGTTGCTCTTGGCTTCCCCACTCCTCATCTGTCCAAGTAGACAATGACTGTTGTGATTTTGATTTGCCCTTTAGCATCTCAAACCAACTCATTTTTTAGCCTCCGTCTTCTTCTTCTGTTGTTCTATGAATCTTCTGTATATTGCCGCTTCCTTCGTCTTTCCCATTTCTCTTGCTCTCTGTTCCATTGCTATTGCGGCTTGTGTCTTGTGTGCATGACTTCTGTTACTTCTTTTTATTTTCGCTACTGATTTCCTAGATGTCTCTTCGTCCTTAAATCCTAATCCGTGTATTGTTCCCTTTGGGTTTTCATCTGTGTACAAATCCGAGTGTTTCTTTGAGTTTCTTCGTTGTCCTTTCTTTCTTGGTATCCTTGCGTTAGTCCTCTTTAGTATAGAGAGCCAACTTTCAGTTTCTATAGCCACCACCTGCTCTCTTGTAGGCTTGGGCTAACATCTGTGCCTTACGTGCTGACCACTTCCCAGCAGGGCCACCTTTACTACCTGCTTTGATTCTCTGAAACTGTTTCTTCCTCATACCGGGCTTAGTATAATTACCAGCCTGATTTACTTTGGACTTGCCCTTCTTCTTCAAAACATTAAACCAATTCATGCTAACACTCCTTCTAATCTATCCATCTCAGCCATCTTACAATTGTCATGTAGTTTGGCTACACTATCAAT